AAAAGAACGTGGTACACCATAGTGTCAAGTGTACGCTAATAAGGATCATTAAGAAACTTAACGAAATTGATACGCGTAGTAGATAGGGCTGGTAGCCGTTCGCCCTTTCGTAAAATTATACCATACTTTGTCATAAGGTAGGTCAATGCGAGATTCTTTTCGCTTACATGAAGTAAGTGCAATATACTTTTAGTGATCGGGTTACCCATCATAAATCCTCGACGGATGTAACCGGTATATGCCGGTGTTTCGTATTTATAGAGATCATTTCGAATGACTTCTTCTACAGGTTGTGGTAGGCTTAATAAAGCCATTACCATTTCAAAATATGCTGCTGGTGCACCCACGTAAGCAGCCAATATCTTTAAATGATATAAACCTATCATTTTGTTAATATTATCAGTTGACTCTGTCCAATCTGAACTTGTAAATGTAAAGTTTTGTACTTTACCATCTTTAAAGATGAAGTGACCTTCATTCCTAGGATGTAAACGTTGCTGGAATTTCCAAGCATCGGTAGTTGAGCGCAAACCGACATAATGATCGGGTAAGGATGATAATACTGATTGGAGCATTTTTCCCATCGGTGTTAAAAACCAAGTAAGTTCTGAAGTGGACTTAGTTAGATTTCTTTGTTTTGCAGGTTCTTGAATATGCAAAATTTTAGCATTAAGGAAACGTTTTACCTTATCTAATGAAAAGAGAGCTGGAGTATCAAGCCCTTTAAAATAAGCTAATCTCATCCTTGGAACAGGAGAGTTAAGTAGATGTAAGTATTCCATCGCTAACTGATAGGATAACCAAAAACAAATCTTTGAATAGGATTTGCAATCGTGTGCAGTAAAATAACTTAATATTTTATTTGTTCGTAAGTCCCGGATAGGGATTTTCAGATTTTGATCTATTGCCATTTTAATTAACAAACGGCAATCTTCTAATTTTCCTCCTTCTTGAAGGATAGTATCATAAGAGGCAGCCTTTTTAACAGGCATGTCAGTTTCGGAGAGAATTTTATGAAAGAAAATCTCATCATCGTATTCAAGTTTATCTTGACCTTGAAATAAAACATTTTCTGGAATTCTTGCGGCTTCCAGTTCTTGTATTATTGCACCTCGAATTAGGTTCAAATCTGTAATTGACGGAGTTGGGTCAATTGTATTTAATTTAGATCGATATTCTTGATCTTGATAAAGCGCTACCCTTTGTGGTAGGTAGCCTAAACCTCTCGTTTGCGTGAGTAACGTAAATGTAAATTTCCAACCAAGTGTGGTTGTATAATCTTCTCCTTGTACGAGGAAAAATTCATTTACCCTGCTGTTTATAACATCAGCAATTGGTTTGTAAAACTCTTCTAGAGTAGAATGTAGAAAAGTATAATTTAAAGCTTTTAAACGGATTTCGTTGTCAGCTGAATTGAAGTTCTGTTTCATGTATTTATGGAACATTTTAATATCCATGAAAATCGATTGGTTTTCATTTGCAGGTAGAAAGCTCCCTTGAAATAACACAGGGGGAGCTAAATAATCAGCAAATAGTTCATCAAAGAGCATTGCAGTTTTAATAGCTATTTCTTTATAATTGAAATCGCAACAAATATATAGTAAACGT